AATATGTTTATTTTATTTCCTAAACAACGTGACGCTCAAATAGCAGACGCTATAGTTGAGTTATTTAGAAAAAGTGAAAATTTAGATATTTTTAATAAGAAGGCATTATACATTTATATAAAAGAAATGACTGACGCTTCTACTCCTCAGATTACTAAGATCATTAAGCGTTTAAAAGTTATATATGTTCGTAAGTATAATGAGTTTTATGAACATGGACGCATTACAATGGCGTTATAACTCTTTTCACCTTCCATATTTATATAAAACATAATATGGATTTTAATCAAGTTATATTTAAAGACAAAACCTTTTCAAGCTTACTTGAAGATATATACAAGAACGTTAACCGTAAAGAAAAGGAAATTAAATCATTAATCGACCAGCTCAAACCAATGATTCAAGAGCCGGGCGATGCAATGATGCTTGTTCCATTACTTAAAGAGTATATGGAAATAGCTGTTAAGAATGATGAAGCCTTAATTAAAATGGCAGGTATTGTTCAACGTGCTATGGGTAATACTCCTAGTGATGGTGATGGAGGTATATTAAGTGAGCGTGATAAAGAATTATTGTTCCAAGAAATTAGCGGTGTTAAAATTGAAGAACCTAAACAATTAGAAAATAAATAATGGGAACAGGTGTTACTATAAAAACTGGTGGTGGAGGAGGAAAACGTAGATCCTCAAGCGCTTCATCTACAGTTGGTAACTCATACTATACTAAAAATCAAAATACTTATAAGTATGGTATTGTGACTGAGATAAACGGAACTGATAAAAATATAGCTTATACACCATTAGAAGATAGAACAAAAACAGCTGGTGGAAAAAAAGGTGTAGCCTATCCTTTTTATGGTAAAAATCAAAATGTACCTGAAATTGGTAGTATTGTTCCTTTAGTTAGTGGTCCTTCTTTGCAAGAGGATTTTAGTAATGATCTTTCAAGTCAATATAATAGAACAACATATTATTTAGATCCTGTTAATTTCCAAGGTACTGTTAACGCTAATGTTAGTGTGTTTGATAATTCAAATGAAAATACAGATAATTATCAAAATAATGATTTAGGATTTGGCCCTAATGGTAAAAAACCTTCAAGAAAAATTTCATATACAGAAGCAGGATACGCTACAGCTTACCCAGAACTTCCATTCACTGATCCTCCACCTCCTCCAGATGAATTATCTTATAAAGCAGCAGTTGCTTATTTAAAAACTAAATATGGTGATGATTTAGGTAAAGCTGTATTCGCTGTTTTAATAGCTGAAGCAGCTAAAAATAAAGAAAGAACAGCATTTAGATCAGCAGGAGGACATAACTACGCTGGTGTGCAGACAGATAATGCTAGATGGGGTGCCCCAGGTATAGTAGGTCAATATAGTCGTGTTGATAGTGGTAATGTAAGAAGATCTTTTGCTATATTTGAAAATGATCAAACATTTTTAGATTTCACAGCTAATAGACTACAAGCGAAAGGATTCAGTGGAGTTAATGGTGATATTTGGACAACAATTTATATAAACAAATGGTGGAGTCCAGCTGCTAAAGCTAGCTATACAAAAGGAACTGAAACATATAATAATAAATTAGCCATATTTAACACAGCATCATCTAAATTTGATCAATTCTCAGTTTAATTATTATGTCTAATCAAAAACAATATAAACGAGACTCAAAACCAGGTGATTATCAGATCACAGGTGAGAATTCTAATGGTATTAATATATCTAAAGATGGTAATACTTATCTTTTCACTGGTAATAATGAGGAACAATTACAAGGATTAAGAGATGGTACTTTATCAACTGACAATAATTTACTACAAATAAATGATCCTAATAATGCTTCCTCATTTATTGGAATGTATAAAATTGGAGGATCAAATATTAATTTAGGTAATCCAAATCAACAATCTTTAAACATAACTACTAAACCACAGAATAATCAAAATGTAGTAACACCTATACCAACACCTATGTCTGATTGTGATGATTTTGTTGATGCTGTATTAGTTGGAGGATTAGATAATAGAGTTGGTGATTATAATATTCAAAAATAACGAGATTTATTTAAAGAAGGATTTGGAAAAAATAAAAAAGTAGAAATTTTCCGTTTTAATAATGTAAAAGATGCTATTAAATTTATAACAATACACCCTAAAACAGCTGTAATAATGTTTAGTGCTGGGTGTAAATATGCTGAAGATATATCTAAAATACCAGGTATAAATAAAGAAAAAATATATATAGTTGAGCCGTATGGAGCATCAGAAAAAATTAAAAATATAGTTCAAACAGCTGTTAATAACGGTGTTCCTCGCTTTAATGTTTTTGCTGGTAGTTCTATAGCAACAGGAAAAGATATTATCAATAATCCCTCTTTAACAAACCCAGATAAAAAATCAAATATTTCTCATTGGGATGCTCTTAAAATAGTTGGTAAAATAATGGATGAAAAAATAAAATGTAATAAATTACCTGCTAATGAACCAACTCCAACTCCAACCCCTACACCAACCCCCACACCAACAGTAATTGATACTAATGTATATGAAGATATTCAAGAAGCTAATTTTACAGATCTACCTGAAGATGAAGGATTTCAATTATTAGTTAATACTGAATTAGAAAAATATGAAACTGCTAATGAAGATGAAGCTAATAAACCTGCTCTCCCAACTAATGAAACTACAGCTCAAGTACTAATCAAAACAAAGGCGGCTCAGGTAATGGAAATGAAATTCCAACTATATTAGGTTCTCAATTAAATATAATACCAGGTAAAGTAGGAGCAAGTGCATATCCTGGTCCTAAAGATTTTGTAGATGCTGGTTATAAAAATGCTTATATACCTTTTAATGCTTTAATTGGTGTAGCTAAAGGAGGAAGAGATAAATATACATATAATGGTACTAAAGGATGGTATTTATTACATCCAGAAGTAGCTCGTCAATATTTAGCTTTTAAAAATTTTGCTGACTCTCAAAATATCAAATTTACTCTATCATCAGCTTATAGAGATTATGCGCATCAAGTGAGCTTAGGCTCAGGTAGTACAGTTGCTAAACAAGGCTCATCTCCTCATGGGTGGGGAGGAGCTATAGATATCTCAGAATTATATAGATCAGTTTCAGGAAAGAAAGGAAGCCCAGCTAATAACGCAGTCGCTAGAAATACTTCTTTATATAAATGGTTCGCTGCTAATGCTCCTAAATTTGGTTTTTATAATCCATATAGATTAGCTGATGGATCTGGAGTTGATGAGGTATGGCATTGGGAATATTGGGGATTCTATGTAAAATAATAAAATATATTAAACTTTGGTAGACGCACAACAATATACAGGAGAACAAATTCAATTATCATCAGGACGACTTATATTTAATTCTCGCTCTGATAGTATTTTCATCAGTTCAAGACAATATATCAACTTATCAGCAGGAGAAAAAGTAACTATTGATGTTGGTGTTGAAGATAGTGATAATGAAATTAATATGTTTTTAGTTAATGCTCCTAGAATACAGTTTGGATTAGATATAAATGGCAAACCTGAACCAATAACCAAAGCAGATGAGTTAGAAAATATCTTAAATCAGTTAATGGATGCCATTTCACTTTATAGTGATATGGTTCAATCAGCTGCTATTGTACCTGGCCCACTTATGGCTGCTATGTTAGCACCAGCAACAGCTATGTTAAAAAGTAAATTATCAATAGTAAGACTTAATATGTCTAATTTTAAATCAACTAAATCATTTACAATATAATGGCTAGTTCTTTACTCAATAAAAATAAAAATCAAGTAGATAACGCTGCTCAACAACAAAAACAAAAAGTTGATGATCTCCAACAAAATATAGAGAATCAAACTAGTGATCCTACAGCTGCTAAAGGAGCTATTGTTGGTGCTATAGTGGTATTATTAAATAAATTTATTAATGTTGAAAAAGTAGCCAACTCTATAATTAGTAGATTAATTAAAAGAACAAAAAGAAGTTTAAATAATAAAGGACGTGTTGATGTTAAAAATGGAGTAGTTGTTATTTTCTATCCTAAATTTACTGGTGATTATTCTTCATATAAAAGAGAATTTGAACGAAAAAAACAAAATTTACGATCACTTGTTAAAACACTTAAAACTATTATTGATAGTTTACTTGTCACTCTTAAAGTAATTAGAGCTGCCTTAGCTGTCCTTCAGATACAATTAAAACTAAAAAAGAAAAAATTACTAGTGACTGCTACTGCTTCAGGTCCTGATTTAGCTAGTCCATCACCATCTAAACCAATAGCAGCTCAATATCCTATTCAAAAAGAATTAGATGATCAATTATTTAAAGATTTAGAGGATAAAATTAATAATTACATTTTGTTAATAACATTAGTTCAATCTGTATTAAAAATAATTCAAAAAACATTAGCGTCATTAAAAATCAAAGTAGAACAATTAAGTTTTAATATAAATGTTGATCCTAATTTCTCACCAACAACAATTCCTACTGATGATGAAGAACAAAATAATAGTGACTCAACTGAATATAGTGATGGAAAACGAAAATACTTAATCAAGATTGAAACAACACCATCAGGCGCTTTACAAGCAATTGCTTATGACGCGTTTAGTAAATTAAAAATAACTCAAACAGCTCCTAGTAAAACACGCAAAGCTGATGAATTAATTGAAGAACTTAAACAAATATTAGGATAATAAAATATTTATAGACATGAAAGCTGATACATTTATTAAATTATTACGCAAGGTTATACGCGAAGAAGTACAAGCTGTTGTTAGGGAAGAGCTAGGACTTTTGCTTGAGACGCCAGCCTCTAAGCCAGTTGTGGCAAAGACCAAGAAAACAACTGTAAAAAATTCCATGGTCGAATCTATAAGACCTGCCAAACCTACACAGCCATCTAAGCCTATGACTTTTACTAATAATAATATATTAAATGATATATTAAATGAAACAAGACAAACTAGTGAATGGCAATCATTAGGTAATATGGATTCATCAATGGCTCAAGGTTTTAATGGACCAATGATGAATGAAGTTCAAGTAGTAAATAGTGTTGATCAAATGCTAGCTAACACTAGACCAGCAGGAGATATCAACGCTGTTAGAATTGACACAGTTCCTGATTTTAGTGCGTTAATGAGTAAAATGAAACAAGAAGGACAAATTTAATGTTAAAAAGACCAACATATAAACTTAATCCACAAGATGTAGGACAACCTAAAGGTATAGGTATTAATGTTCTTTTTAATAATGGAACTAATGTTTTTAATCAAACATACACAACTAAAGAACAAGTTAAATCTAATCTAATAAACTATATACTAACAGATAAAGGTGAGAGATTTTTTGATCCATTATTTGGTGGAAATTTAAGAGCATCTTTATTTGAACCAGATACAACATTTGATACTGTAGCTGCTAGGTTAGAACAAGAAATATTAGCTTATGTACCTAATATTCTTATTAGAGATATAATAATCAGAAGACTATCAGATCAAAATGTGGTGAATATAGTGTTAGAATATTCTATCAATAATCAAAATGACAATTTAGTTTTAAATGTATCAACAACCGATTTAAGTAAATAATAATGGCAAACGTACCAGACATAAAATATTACGATAAAGATTTTAGTACCTTAAAACAGGACTTAATTAATTATGCTAGAACATACTTTCAAAATAGCTATATGGACTTTAGTCCTTCAGCTCCAGGTAATATGTTTATGGAAATGGCAGCGTACGTCGGGGATATTCTGTCGTTTTATACTGACACTCAACTCCAAGAAACATTACTTTTATACGCTCAGGAGAGGAAAAATATCATTGCGTTAGCTTATGCTTTAGGGTATAGGCCTAAAATAACAACAGCGTCCTCTGTATTATTAGATGTTTATCAATTAATACCAAGTGATGGTGCTCCTAATTACTTACCTGATTTTAGATATACTGTTAGAATAAATAAAAATTCATCCATTAAATCAACATCTAATCCTAATATAACATTTTTAACTCAAGATAGTGTTGACTTTAAATTTTCATCTTCATTTGATCCAACAGAAATAACAGTATATTCTTATTTTACAAGTACTACTAATCCACAATATTATTTACTTAAAAAACAAGTAGAAGCAATATCTGGACAAATAAAAACAACTACTTTTACTTTTGGTAATCCTGAACAATTTCCTACTGTTACCATTAATGATCAAAATATTATTGAGGTATTACAAATAAATGATAGTGAAAATCATACATGGTATGAGGTACCTTATTTAGCTCAAGATACAGTATTTGATGAATCTCTTAACCTACCAGTAAACGAACCTAATTATTATAATGATGATGATAGCGCTCGTTTCTTATTACGTACTAAAAAAGTAGATAGACGTTTTGTCACTCGTTTTGATGATGATAATAATTTAATACTTGAATTTGGTAGTGGTGTTACTTCATCCCCAGATGAAGTTATTATTCCAAATCCTGATAATGTTGGTATAGGGCTAGTTGATGGTATAAGTAAATTAGATATGGCTTATGATCCATCTAATTTTATGTACACTAACCAATATGGAGTCGCTCCTGCTAATACTACTTTAACAGTTCAATATCTAGTGGGAGGAGGTATAACATCTAATTTACCAACTGATGATATTAATTTAAATAATATTATTAATTATAATATTGATACTTATAATTTAAATCCTTCCACAGTAACAACTGTTGAAAATTCAATCAGATTTAACAATCCAGAACCATCATCAGGTGGCGGCCCAGGTGAAACAACAGAAGAAATTCGTTTACAAGCATTAGCTAATTTTCCAACTCAAAATAGAAATGTAACTAAAGCTGACTATTTAATTCGTATTTTATCTATGCCAGCTAAATTTGGTTATATAGCTAAAGCTTATGTGACTCAAGATTATTTAGTGGCTAATGATATTGATAAACAAAATTTCTTAAATAATAACCCATTAGCACTTTCAGTTTATATTTTATCAAATAATATTGATGGTAAAATAACTAGAGCATCTAATGTTGTAAAACAAAACTTAAAAACATACTTATCATATAATAAAATGATGAGTGATGCCATCATAATTAAAGATGCTTACTATACTAATATAAAAGTTAATTTTGACATCTCAATACTACCAGCATATAACTCACAAGATGTATTAACTGGTTGTATCAATATTCTAAAAGATTATTTCGCTATATCTAAATGGCAAATTAATCAACCAATTATTTATTCAGACATTTATAATTTAATTGGTTCAGTTAAGGGTGTTCAATCAGTAATTCAGTAATTAAAGTAGATATTGAAAACTTAGCTGGTGGTAATTACTCACCTTACTCATATGATATTAAAGCAGCAACTAAACAAGGTGTTGTTTATCCTTCATTAGATCCAATGATTTTTGAAGTGAGATATCCAGACAGTGATATTTATGGCCGCGTTGTAACTTATTAAAATTTGAAATATGGATTTAAATAAATTAAAAGGACATATTCCTGATTCAGTGATTACCCAAATTCCAGAAGTAATGACTAAGTTTAAAATTGATACAGCTGTTAAGTTGTCTCACTTTTTAGCTCAATGTGGTCATGAAAGTGGTGGTTTTAAAGTTGTTAACGAAAATTTAAATTATGGAGCCAAGGGCTTACTTACAATATTTAAGAAATATTTCCCAACCGAAGAGAAGGCTAAACTCTATGAACGCAAGCCTGAGAAAATTGCAAATTTGGTGTATGGTGGAAGGATGGGAAATGGCGCAGAACCCACTGGAGAAGGGTACAAGTATCGTGGTCGCGGCTACATACAACTTACTGGTAAAGCTAACTACACCGAATTCGACAAAGTAGTAACTGAAAACATTGTTGAAAATCCTGATTTAGTAGCTACAAAATATCCATTATTATCAGCTGCTTGGTTCTTTCATAAGAACTGTTTAAGTAAATGTACTGATGCTTCTGACGCTTCAGTATTAGCTGTTACTAAATGTGTTAATGGTGGAACAATTGGATTACCTGATCGTCAAAAACATTTTAAGGAATACTATAACTTGTTGAAGTAATTTCTATAAACGCCCCATATTTATACTAGAATAATACTATTATAATGGGTGTTTATAAAATATTTCCATCACAGGACACTACAATCTATACAGATTATAGCACATTAAATGCTGGGCTTGATTCGATATTAGACTTATCGAAAAATGTTCCATATCTATATCCATCATCATCAACTAGCCGTGTATTAATTAAATTTGATAATACTGATTTAGCTGATGTTTTAGCCAAATCAGGAGCTAATTTTACAGCTTCTCTTAAGTTATATAACGCTCATGTTGATGGGATTCCAACTAATTTTAATCTTGAAATAAACCCAATATATGAAAGTTGGGATATGGGTACAGGACGTTTTAATAACATTCCTGAGACTGATGATGGAGCTAGTTGGAAATATAGAAATTCAAGCCAAACAAACTCATGGACAACATCTGGCTTTCCAGGGGGTGTAACAGGTTCTTTCTATAGTGGAAATACTGGGGGAGCTAACTGGTATACAGCTTACTCAGCATCACAAACATTTAATTACTTTTCAACTAAAGATATTAATATTGATGTGACATCAATTGTTAATGCTTGGGTTAATAGTGTTATTCCAAATAACGGATTTATTATTCGTAATACAGGTTCAATTGAATTTGATCCTAATTACAATTACACATTTAATTTCTTCTCAAGAGATACTAACACTATTTATCCTCCATATTTGGAGTTTAAATGGAATGATAGTACATTCAACCCGGGCTCAACATCATATGTAGGTAATAATAATATTTTAGTATCATTATCAAATAATAAAAACATTTATTATGATGGTGAATATGTTAAGTTTAGAGTATATGCTAAAGATAGATATCCCGCTAGAACATTTGTAACTAGTTCATTATATATCTATAATAAATTATTACCAACTGCATCTTATTATTCAATTATTGATTTACAATCAAATCTTAAAGTAATTGATTTTGATACAACTGCTACTCAATTAAGTAATGACCCAACCAGTAGTTATTTTATGATGTATATGAATGGTTTAGAGCCTGATCGTTATTATAAAGTACAAATCAAATCTCAAATTGATGGTGGTACTTACATTTATGATGATGACTTTTATTTTAAAGTAATGCAAACTACACAATAATGTCTGAGCAAGTACAAATACAAAAAACCATTTATGGTTTGCAGAGTTTTAATAATGTTGTTAATACTAATTTCACACAATTAATAAGAACAACAACTGTATCTAATAACACTGGCTCAATTGAGGAAAATATTAAAGATTTTTTTGAACTATATAATTCATTATTTTACGAAATACCACCATCAGGATCAGATGACTCTCATTTAGGTATAGCTACTAGAAGTTTAGAGTATTTAGGTGTATCTTTAGAAGACTTAACAACTGAAATTTCTAATTTGAGAGAAGAAAATGTTGAATTAAAAAATCAATTATTACTAATATCTAATACTGATATAGGAACACAAATATAATATGGCTACGAATATAACCAAAATAGCATATAACGATAGCATTTTAACTGGATCTTCAGCGGCTTTAGTAGCTTCAAAAGATATGGTTAGAAATTTTGGTGCTACTGAAGATTATGTTGAATTACATATAGATGATCCAGCGGGGAAACATTTATTTTCATTAATACCATTTTTAAATTATAGAATTCCTGGTACTTTTCTACCAACTGATACTATTAGTATTCAGGAATTAGAGTTTGATCCTGCTAAAGATTTACAAGATTTAGGTGTTGGTTATGGTGATTATGTTTTAACATATAATATTTTAAGACCAAAAATTGTTAAAAGTTATAACCGATCATTCTTTATTAAAGAAATATCTCCAGATAAAACAGAAATTAGATTAAGTTCTAATAATGTTTCTAATACTGATATTGAAATTAATACTGTTGATTTTATAGCTGAATTTCAATCATTACCTTACTTTAAGGAATTTTATATTAATTTTGGACAAAATAATTTACTACCAGCTGTTAATATAGCTTTAGATAAAAATACAAGTCCATATTCAATATTAATTAAACTTCTTAATCCTTTACCTATACAATATAATGTTAACGCTTTAGTTAATATTGTTGATAAAATATCTAACTCACAAAAATATTCAGCTGAGTTAACTCTTGATCCTATTCCTGAAACATTTCCAACATTACGTGGACCTAATTTTGATTTAGACTTAGATGATTTAAGAGTAGGACCTACACCTTATTATAATTTTAATCAAGTAACAAGTTTCCAAGGTAACTTTGCCCCTCAATTACAACAATTATTAGGACGTTTAAGTGCTTCTAACTTTAGCATTAATATTGATTATAATACACTTGATTATACTGATTGGGTTCATTACTCATCTGCCGCTCGTAGATTAGAGGGATTTCAATATAAACTAACTAATATTGAATTATTCACTTCAGCTTCATCTTCAGCTGCTTCTAGTCCAAATCCAACCTCATAACTTGATGCTCAAAATTATCAAAATCAAATAAATAAAACAATTCAGAGTTTTGATGGTTGGGAACAACATCTTTATTATGAAACAGGATCATATGTTTGGCCTAAAAGAACATCAGTTAAACCTTACATAAATTACTCAGTAACAGCTTCACAGGCTATTAGTTGGTATAATGGTAACCACGCTACAGCTTCATTATATGATGATAATAACCAGAATTATCTACTTTACGCTATGCCTGGTTATATAGCTGAAAATAATAGTAATGAATTAGTATTTGAATTTGTAGCTTCAATAGGACAAATGTTTGATGACATTTGGATTCATATTAAAGCATTAACTGATCTATATCAAGCTAAAAATGCTTTAGATCAAGGTATATCTAAGGATTTAGTATACTTTGCTTTACAATCAATGGGTATTAATACCTACACTGATCAAGATGGTAAAAATGTTTTTCAATACTTGTATGGTATAAATGAAGATGGTACTTATAAATACCCAACAGGTTCTTATGAGACATTAGTTAGTGCTTCTAACTATCAAATGTCTGGACAAGACCAACAAAAAGGTATATACAAACGTATGTACCATAGTTTACCTTTATTACTTAAATCTAAAGGTACAACTCGTTTTATACAATATTTGAACACTATATTTGGTATTCCAACTACAATAATGGGATATACTGAATATGGTGGTGTTGATAAATCAACCGCTACTACTGAGTATGAGTTTGATAGATTTACTTATGGATTAAATACTGAACTTGGTGATACAATATCTGTACCTTGGGTTTATACTTCTCAAAGTTTAGCTAGAACAGGATTTAATGATATTGTCCCTAATGGTATTGAATTTAGATTCAAAGCAGTACCTTCATCATCAGGACATGATTTAACTAATTATACACCACAAACATTATTAAGTAACACTTCAGGATTTAATCTTGATTTAGTTTATACTTCTGTTGGTAAAGCTAATTCTATATATTCAGGTAGTAAAGGTAATTTTGGTTACTTAGAATTTACATTAGGTAGTACTACTGTAACTTCATCAACTGTACCTATTTTTGAAAGTGGTTCTAATGAAGAAACTAGTTGGTATAATATATTAATTCAAAGACGTAATCCTAATTTAAGAGTAGGCCAAACAAGTACATCTCAAACTTATGATGTTTATATTAAAAATAATGTTTGGGGAGAAGTAGGACATAAAGCAAGTGCTAGTTTAACAACAACTACCCAAAACTCATCTTGGTATAACCAAGGTACTTTAACATTAGGTGATGCTACAGCTACAGGATCTTTTCAAGAATTTAGATTATGGTCTAACTTTTTATCAGAATCTAAATTTGATTTTCATGTATTGAATCCTGAATCATATGAGAGTAATTTCACCTCATCTGCTTATAATGACTTAACAGCTAGATTTTCTTTAGGAAATAATTTATTAACCTATAACCATAGTGTAACAACTACTGTAACATCAACTGCCCCAGATCAACATATACAAGCTTGGACAGCTTCATTTAGTGGTTTTCCTAATAAAAATAATTATTTTAACTTTGTTGAAAGATATTATGCTAATGTAGCTAATTCAGGATATGCTAACCCAGTAACAGATAAAGTAAGAATTTATAGTGGTAGTGAATATGGTACTCAACTTTTACCTAATAAAAGTATTGAAGTACCTCCTGTATTACCAACAACTAAAGATATTCATTTGCTTGATGCTAGTTTGTCTCCAACAGATGAAATTGATAGAGATATTATAGCTAATTTAGGTTCTACTTATGACATTGATGAGTTTATAGGTGATCCATCAGGTGCGGGTTATCAAAAATTAGATCAATTAAGATTTGATTATTTTAAGAAATATGTAAATAAATATAATTATAAAGATTATATTCGTTTAATTGAATTTTTCCATAACTCATTATTTAGAACACTTAAAGATTTTACCCCTGCTAGAACTAATCTAGCTACAGGTATTGTTTACAAACCACATTTACTTGAAAGACCACTTGTTGATATACAAAATCCTAATGTTAGTAGACATAATAATTTTAGCCAGTCTATAGACACTGCTTTTATTACATCTAGTAATGGAGGTAATTATAGCCAGTCAATTTATAATTATATTCAACATGGTAATTTAGGTCCTGTGAATATGATTTCTGATGGTAGAGATTTCTTCACAGGAGTTTTCCCAAGTTCATCTATTGAAATTTATAATGAGTTTGTAGAAGATAATTTTAATCCATTCGCTATAGGATATGATAATAGTAAAACAAGTTCATATTCTCAATCAATATGGAATGTTAATTATAATCCACTATTAAATAATGTTCAACAAAATGAAATTTCTAATAATAGAAAATTATTAACTCTTATAGGTGGTAATTATGGATTTATAAAAGGAAGTACATACACAACAGAAAGTTATCAATATCAAGATTTTACTGATGAATATCATCGCCATGCTAATCCAAGATATAATGGTTCACAAACTACAAGTACAAACTATAATGTATTCTCTGTAGCAGATGATTCTTATAATTTATATGGTAAAAATGCTGCTATAGATAAAAATACAAGACAATTTGCTTTCTTATCTGAAGTTGTAACTAGTGAACAAGATTTAATATTCGCTAAAGATCGTAGTAATATTTATATCAAATACTTAATTGATGAGGAAGGTAAAATAACTGAATTATCTAAACGTGATTATACTCGTTTAACTGAAGATCAAAAATATAACTTATATCAAGTACAAAATATATTTAAATCATCAGAAACAGTAAATGTAAGTTTATTTGATTACCAAAATCCAAGTGAACAAGCTAATTTAGATGGTAATAAAGATATATTCGCTGGTGGTTTTAGATTTTATCCAACATTATGGAGAACAGGATCTTATGATTTAGTTTATAATCTTGACCCAGCTTATTTTCCAAATGGAGCATCTGGTGGTAGTCCATATAACCCTAGTGATTTTATAATATTAGCTTACAATGAAAATTATGGAACATTTGGTATTAATCGAAGAGTGAAATATAGAGTTCAAAAAATATCTGGTACTGCAGCAGTTGACACTGTTATATCTTACAAAGTTAGAATTAGAATAAGTGGTTTTTTCAATCAATATGTTGATAGATATTACACTGGAGTAATGGTAGCTAATAGTAATATAACAGAATTTTCTCCATACTTTAATGGTGGTGTTAATAACGGACCTAATTATATTTTAACTGTTCAAAATACAGGAACTGCTGGTCAATTCAAATTTAGAGTTGTTGATACAAGCCCAGCTTTAAGTGTTAACCCAGCTGATAACACAATTATATCTTGTTCTTTAGCTATGTCTCAATACTACCCAGGATTTTATTTCACAGGAAGTGTAAATAGTGGCTCAAAAGTTGATTATAGATTTGAATTAAATAAAGGAGATTTAATTAGATTTGCTTCTGGTTCAGAATTTATACCACAATTAGAATATGAAATTGTTGATGTATTTCCTCCAACTGGTAGTTCAGCTTCAAATATTGTTATAACCCATAGAAAAAACACAGGGTCAACCTCAGCGGGAATAGCTAAAAATTCTAACTTATCTTTGGATGTTGACAATAAAATAGGTAATATTGTGAGTGATCTAAAAACTAAACTTTTTTAATACAATTCTATTTCTTAACATATTTATATAAAACATACTGAAAGATGTCATTTTTAAATAACCAATTAGTAACAATTGATGCTATTCTTACAAAGAAAGGCCGTGAATTGATGGCTCGTAACGACGGATCATTTCAAATCACTCAATTTGCTTTAGCGGATGATGAGATTGATTATACCTTATACAATCCTAACCACCCATCTGGCTCTTCTTTCTTTGGTGAAGCAATTGAGAAAATGCCTTTATTACAAGCATTCACTGATGATACACAAAACTTAAAATATAAGTTAGTAACTTTACCACGTGGTACTTCTAAATTACCTGTATTAAATCTTGGATACACAGCTATTACATTACGTCAAGCTGCTGCTATTAATATTACTCCTCAAACATTAAATTATTTAGGTGCTGTTTCAACATTTGAACCATCTGGATATATAATGACTGTGGGAGATTCAAGATTTTTAAGTACATTTACTGGTACAGGTATTGATACAACTGGATTAAATGTAACTCAACCTCTTCCAAATTCAAGTGGAGCTAATTTATCTCAAAGCCAAATTGGTACTTCATTTAGTTTAATTGCTACAACAATTAACACTTTATTTGGTACCTCAGCATTACCAGGAGCTACTATCACAACTACAATTACTTGTGTTGGTAGAGATAGTGGTGCTAGAATTACTATACCTTTAACAATTATTAAAACCTAATTAACATATGTCTTTTACAGCTTTTAATCCTGAAGACTCAATAGTAAGTGCTGATGCGATAATTTCTCCAATGTGGAGTGATGAAACTACAGTTTTAACTACTCTTTATAGTAGTTCAATACAAGAAGGATCTCCAGCAGGAGCATTTTATTTAGATGTTTATCAAACAGCATCTCTTAATACTAATGCTCAAGTACAGTTTTCTATAGCATATGGTCATATAAGTGGATCAGGATCAGCTTATTTCAATCCAGCTATTCCTGATAAAACTCCAACTAGAGACATATATGGACAATTTAGATCATTAATTTATGGAGATGAAAATACTCCATTTACTTTTGGATCTAACAATAATACTTCAAAAGATATAATTGTTATCTCAATTAATAGAGCTCGTTTTAAAGAATCATTTAATCCAGGCTCAATGACATTAACATTAACTAATGGAGGAAATACTCTTAGATTAACTGATGATTCAACAGTGACTACAGCTGCTACTTATATTGGTACATCTCGTGTATATCAATTATTAAGTGGTTCTTATGGTTTAATGATTCCTGATGAAGGATTACTTATATTAAACCCAAGAGCTTTAGCTTTATCACCAGGTAATTTAGGTGGTTTAGGAGTTACATTTAATGAATTTAGTTCATCTCAAGCCGCATCTTGGTTTCAAATAAACGGTGATTATAATCTAAACAATAGAATTATTTATGATCTTATAAATAATGGTAATAGTTTTCGTTTACAAAATTATGAGACAGTTTCATCACGCTACTTCTTTGTACGTGTTAAAAATGCTGAAAATAATTATACTACAAACCCAACAGTAATTGATTCTAATGGTAATTTATTATATACATCATTGATTTATAATCCACAAACTTATATCACAACTGTAGGTTTATATAATAACTCTGGTGATTTATTAGCTGTAGCTAAAGTAAATAAACCATTAGTAAAAGATTTTACTAAAGAACTATTATTACGTGTTAAATTAGATTTCTAATGTTCCGCCCATGTCAGCA